TTTGAGCGTGCGACCCATCGCATCATGCAAGCGAGCGTGAATGGCGTTAAACACCACCATGCCCTGCTCAATACGCGCCAACTGCGTGCCAACCGGCATGTTGCCCTGATTGTCGGCAATGTCTTCCAGCGTCGTGCGAACAACGCCCTTACCCGCATCAACCAAGAATCCTAGGAGCTGATAGAGAACCGGCGAGGGCTGATTGAACGGCAACGGCATCGCAATCTTACGAATGTCATCGCTAAACGCACCACCCTCAATCTCTTTGACCTCGGTCGGATCAATACGCTCGGACTGTCCGCCTTCGCGACCGCCCTTGAGCTTGAGCATTCCGGGGAAGTTCGCGATGTGAGCAGAGTCAAGCAGAGCGCGTAAAGCACCCGTCGCCGCTGCTGAGATGCCACCGATCATCTGCGGGATGCCAATTGGATACGCACCACGCCACGGCACAAACGGGAACTCCACAATCCACTGCATCTCTTGCAGCGTCTCGTCGCCCTCTTCCCAGTTGCGATAAACCGCGAGGACCTTACCCGTCACTTTGTCGATGGAGAAGATATACGGCGCGAGTCCATATTCCTCTTCGATGTCGGCAATCGCGTAAATCTCAAAGATCGTGCGCAGACCATCAACGTCATACGCGCTGCCATCACGGCCTTCGATCTTGTTGTTGGCTTTCTCAGCCTTCGAAACATCCGGCTCCATCGTCGTCGGAGCGAGATCCACATCCCGGTACATCTCCGACTTCACGCGCTGGAGATACTCAATCTCCGTCACGTACTGAACGTGCGTCTTGCGTTCTGCCGAATAAAAGTTCGTTGCCGCATAGGGCAGGTACACATCGTCGATGCCGATAAAGAGAGGCACCGGTCGCTTCTTGTTCGGATCGTAAGAAAGCTTGAGATACTGAGCGCCACCAAGCGGAACCTGAGTCAGAAGCTGCTCTAGCTCTGCCCGAAACTCCGGCATCTGCTGGGTCATCTGCCAGTTCAGATACCGCGTCTTGCGCTGGGCTTTGGCTACCTTATCGGCAGTTTCGTCGCCTACGATGTGGTCCTTGGCGGGTCCCTCGGGCGGGAAAAGCTCCTTAATAGCTCGGGCAGAGAAGTCCACGCAGACTTCAGTGAGCATGGGATGGACGACCCGACTTGCGCCCTGAAACTGAGCGCCGCCCGGTGCATCGTCACCAAGTCCTGTGCGTCGGATTCCCTCTTCGTACTGCTCATCGCGCTTCTTACGCGCCTCTTTGTCTTTCGCAATCAGACCCAAGAACTCTTGAGCCACATCATCCATGACGCCTTCAGGGAGCTTCTCGGCTAAGTTCGCATAGAACTCGCGCTCACCTTCTGGCTCTTCCTCATCCTCGCCAAAGCGAACAATCGCCCCACCATCCTCGGTGTCCTCAACGTCCGAAACCTCCTCAGGAAGTTCAAACATCTCACCAAGGTCTTCTTGGGCTTCGTCCAGATCGTTCGGCTCAGACGCCATACGGATTACCTCTTGGGCGCTCGTTCACAATCATCCTAGGCTGCAACGGCTTAGGCTTACTCACGCTTATCATATCTTTATCAGCAAGGAAACGTAAACCTTGGGTGCAAGCGTCCATCAAATCGTCATGCTTGATGGTTCCCTCACCCGAAAACGAGCACAGTTGATACAAAAGCGGCTCCGCCCACGAGCGAATCTGTCCTTTTCGCTTATCAGACTCCACAAACCACACCATTCCAGCCGAAAATAAGTGCGAAACCATGTGCAATCGCGTGAGTTTGCTCGCTTTTCCCGGATTGTAGGCGTGAGCGACGATTCCCTCGCGTGCCAGCATCTGCCGAAGCGAAATTCCGCTGCCTTTGTCTTCGATCACGATGGTATCGGGCTTTCTTCCGGTGTTTAACATGCGACCGGGACCGAATTTCGGCTTGATCATCGGCTTTTGCTCATCGTCGCCGTAGAAAACCTCCATCTCCCGCTTCACTCGCTGGATTAAATCAGGCATTCCGAGCCGATCTTCCCAACAATCGAGCAAAATGATGTTCGGTTTCTCGTTTTCGTAGAAAAGTCCGAGTACCACACACGCACTGGGGTCGGAATCTGAGGTTTTCTTGTCGCGAGTCTGCTCCGTAAAGGCCGTATCTAGGCTCATCACGATGTGTTCCAGTATGGGCAGGGGCTTTTTCGCAGGCCAGAGCTGCACCCAAGGGCGCTTAATGATGCCCTGTTCTTCAGGATTGAGTACTTCGGCGTGAATTTCCTGCCGTCCGAGCGTCGTGCCCTCAAACTTCAAGAGCTGCTGCTGGAAAGTCGGAGCCAGATTCGCAATGTTCTCGTAAGTGGAGGCTCTCGTAACGTGCACATCTGCTCCATCACGCTCAACCAAGTCCCGAATCAGCGCTTTTGGCTTCGGAGTGGTGGTGGCAACGATGCGCGGATGGGACCCTAGACGTAGCGCGAACATAATCATGTCCCACGCTTCTTGGTCGTACTGCCATGCGGCTAGCTCATCACACCACGCGCCGTGCCATTGTCCACCGCGTAGCCGGTCGGGAGTCTCCGCGCTAATCCCTTTGATCAGGGACCCATTGGTTAAGATGATTTCCGAAAGCGAACGATTGTATTCTTTGACGGCCTTCTCAGGAATGACCTGAATCAAACCCGAGTCGCCCTCAAAACACGTATCACGAATGTCAGCAGATGTCGGCGCACACACCAACCAGCGCGTCTCCGCCGCTTGATACGCCTCCCACCAAATCCATTCCGCTGCCGCTCTGGTCTTACCCGCGCCACGACCCGCCAACATCAACCACACAGTCCAACCCGGAGGCGGCGGAACCTGATGCTTGTGACGCTTTTGCTCCCATTTGGTGTGCGCAAGGAGAGCCTCTAAGTCCTCAACGGATAACTCGTTAAGCTTCTTAAGTAGCTCTGCCTGCGTCGGGGCAGGATTGGTCATAAATTACCGGTATCGCGAGGTCTTCTTCGCAATCTTCTTTGGTTGCGCGACAAACTGCTTACCCTGCGCCTTGCCCTCACGCTTAGCACGAGTCGTGGCTGCATATTCCTGCGGGGTCAGAGATTCAATCGCTGCCTTGGGTAGATACCGCTCGCCGGTCTTTGATGACGGCTTGCCTGACTTGGTGCGCCATTCTTGCGCGGTCCAATCCTTGAGAGACTTCTGAGGTGCTTTCATGGCTTAGTCCTTGTACCCGCCGCCTTTCTCTTTGTAGCGTTTGGCTAAGAGCTGCGCCTTTCGGGCTGACCATTGACCCGCTGCGGTGCCTTGGGTGGCAGACGCCTTGATCTCGTTAAACAACTTCTTGCGCATCTCGGGCTTCGTGTAGTTACCCGCTGCGTTCACTTTAGATTTCGTTGGCATTGTCAACACTCCAAATCTCAGTTTGACGCTTCAACTTCGGCCAGTTGGCTTCGGTGATGAACGATTTATCCAGCACCAAAACGTGGTTCGTAGGTTGCGCTGTATAGCGCCCGTTGTCCAGTTTGATGAAGTAGAACTCTTTGCTCTGCTCCGGCTCCAGACTGTATCCGTCCATCATTGGGATCGCGGTAAATAGGTAGTCACCGGTGTGTTCCTGCTTAGACCGTAGCCGGGTGCGCATTCGGGTCCCTTCAAGAAACGGATACTCCAGCACGCTGAACTGGTTCCCATAGCAATCCCACGTTTGTGCGTCGGCGGGGTCCCAAGGGGTCCCTGTAATTTTATGCGCAAGTTTGTGCAGCGGGACGTTCCGGTACACCGCCCCACACTCCAACATCACATGACACCCCCACGTTCTGCCCGGATGACTCACCAATCCAAACCACGCTACCCGTACCCAGTCCTCGTTGCCGAATGTCTGGGGCTGCACGTAGCAGTAGGTATGGCGGGGTAGGGGTGCGGCTCCGGTATACAGCATGGGACCCTAGAGTAAACGTGCGCAAGGGGGTAGGGCAAGTAAAAGTTGGAGTCGGGTTGGGAGATGAAATGCCCAAATGGGACCCACACCCCCCTCCGTCGTTTGCGTGTGCTGGGGGTCATCGACTTGCGTCAATTGAGCGTCGATTGAAACTCAAAGGGGAACCTTAGCGACTTGGTTTATTACACGCTCATATATATCCAGCACCCCGTGCAACATAATTGCATGACTGTGAATAACTTGTGCATAAGTCCAGGCACTTGTGGATAACGTGTGAACAACTACAAAAATTCCTGCGATTGTTGCGCGGAAACAACCTGCAAAATCAATAACTTAAACTGTGGATAAGTCTGTGGATAACTAGGCGATTAGCTGATTTCAGCGCGAACCAATATCAAGGGGGCGGGTAGGGGGTGCTCCGCCAATAGGCCGTCTAATGCGGTTTTACGCTACCGGGTTGCGCTCATGAGTTCGCCTATATAATGAGTGGACGGAATGACCGCAGAATGGTCGCGATAACCGAAAGTTGTTCAACCGGGTTGCGCTACTCATTAGAGTGTCAATTGCCGCAGTAACGCGGCGCTACAAACTCATAAACGGAGATTAAGACAATGGCACACGAATTAGACAACTCAACCGGCCTTTACGCATTCGCAGCAGTAGGGGGCGCTCAGTCCGCGTGGCACGGGTTAGGCCAGTCCATCGAACCGGGTGATTCAATCGACACTATCACCCAAAAGGCCGGGCTTAATTGGAATGCGGTTCGCGCACCCGTCACCTATAACGCGGGGGGCGTCATCAAGTCATTCGATAATCAATCGGTGCTCTATCGTGACGACACACTTGCCCCTTTGGGCGTTGTTTCAGACAACCGCTATAACGTCCACCAGCCCCGTGAAATTATGGAATTCTTCGCGGATTTTCTGAGTGATAACGGGCTTTCAATTGAAACTGCCGGTGCAGTTCGGGGCGGCCGTATCGTGTGGTGCATGGCTAAGCTCGGTTCGGATTATGACTTCATCCTGCCGGGTTCCGATAAGGTCGCGGGCTATGTTCGGTTGCAGACTAGTTTCGATGGCTCACGGGCTACTGACTTGGTGGCGACAACCATTCGCCAAGTTTGCGCTAACACAATGCGCATGGTGAATGCGGACGCGAACGCTAAGGGCTACAAGAATAAGCACTCAACCCAGTTTGATCGTGACGCACTCGCACGGGCGTTTGGCCTCATGGGTGAACAACATCGGATGACCTCGGAGCAATTTAACGCCCTCGCAAAAATCAAGGTTAGCGACTCGGACGCCCTTACGTTCCTGAGTACGTTGCTGGACATCAACCCGGCGGACATTGGCAAGGTAGACGCTAAGGGCAACAAACTGGTGAGCACCAAGTCCGAAAACAACCTGCGCGCCCTTGTGACGGCCTACCGGAAAAGTCCGGGTGCTCAACTGGCGAGTGCGGACGGCACGGCCTACGGGCTTCTGAACGCGGTAACGTACTACGTTGATCACGCGGCAACAGTTCGCGACACCGAAAACGACGGAGCCAAGGGGGCTCGATTCGCGAGCACTCAACTCGGCGCGGGTGACGCCTTGAAACAAAAGGCGCTGAAGTCACTCACCCAACAGTTTGCACTCGCGGCATAAGGGGGCGTTATGTTGTCCGGTACTTTCATTGTGATACGTGAGGATGGTGCGGAGCTGCACTTGCTCACCCGTGATGAAGTTGGGTTTTACCTTTCGCGGTTCTTCACGGGTTGCGACTATGACAAGGTGCGCAAGGGCTACTGGGGGCGTGACACGCTGGACGCCTTTCCGGCCTATCCCGTGGCCGTGGCCGAAGACATAGCCCTAACCTATGAGGGGGAGCACTCCGAACGGGTGCGTTATCTGGCCGCGTGTCTCGCCTTGGGTTCGCCTATCAACCCGGACGCGGACTCAGACTCAGACGGTGGAACCAAGGTAGACAACCCGCACCCGCTACCCGTTACCCCGCCGGGGGGTATCACATTAGAAGCTTTGATGAACTAGACCGGCGCTCAGGCGCTAACACTCGGGGGGGCATCATGCCCCCTCTTTTTTTTCATCTACGGGTTCAGCCTCTCCGTCTATCGTGATTCCACGCGAGAGCATAGCGCTCAGTTCGCCTATCAACGCGGCCTTGTGAGTGACTTCCACGCTCCCCGATAGCTCTACCTGCTGGCGCTCCGAAAACTTGCCGCCGCCGCGTGTTTTGAGCAGGAATATGGCCGCCGTGTCTGAACCGGCCTTGGCACGTTGCGCGAGTGACTGCGCTATGTCGTTCACCATGTTAGAGCACCCATTTTCGAACTCGTCCCGATAGTGCTCAAACAGCGTAGACGGACTAATACGCAAGGCGCTGCAAACTCGCCGGGCATCGAACCCGCTGAAACTCATGGTCGCTATGGCCGCACTCAGGTTCGCATCCGGGTGTTTTCTAATATCGTTTATGGGTGTTACGGGTCTACTGGTGTTATAGTCTTGTATATCACCCGCAACCTGTCTTATATCGGCATTTAATGGCTTTTCAGCGGACTTCGTTTCAGCCTTATCCTTACTAGCACCCATCTTATACTCGCCTCCAATCGCCTTATATCGCCTTATATTGGCAATCTAATATCGACTCTCATGCCGGGCTTATACCGGCATCATATCGGCAGTCTCATATCGACCGCGCAGGGCATCTTATACCGTAGCCGGTTGGGCTGACACAATCCCGAATAAGTTCGACGAAACAATCTTACACCGCACGAAAGAATTGAACGCTCGTAAGTGATTGATTAGACTTAAAATAGTATATTTTATATATATATATATATATTTATTATATTTCTTTCTTATATCTCTTTTCTGTATATCTATCCAGTACCCCTCTGTGTCTATTTACCATGAAAGAAATATAAAAAATAAAGAATTCGCAAAACAGCCTGATTCCTCAAGCCAATCAATGATTTACACGCGCACCCCAAAACTGCCCCTCAAATTCTTTCGAACGAACTAATTGCTCGACCCCTCTGGCGACGTTGTTTGCACACAACAACCTGTTGCGTTTACACCACAACTTCATTGCAGCCTGTGGATAACCTGTGCATGACTCGCTATTGGCCGATTTCAGAGACAACCAAGGGGTAGGCCTAGGGTAGCGCAAGCGGCTTGCACAGAGCCTCTCCGTCGGTTTTACGAAAACGACCGCATCGTGGACAGACTTGCACGATCCCTTGCATACGCAACCGGCTTGTGTATACTAGCTTGTAGGCAGTCCAAGCGGCTGTCGGTTCTATAACAACCTATTAGGAGAATGGCACATGGCAAAGCTTGATCATGTCTTATCGAACGGCTACACGTTCATCGCGGTTACAACGGGTCATTATGGTTCGTGGGCGAAGGCAACTGATCCCATGACGGCGATCCGAAGCGCGGCTGATGAGAACGGCTACGGCGAAGCAAACAAGGTCGTTGTAATGTGTATGTACGCCAAGAGTGATTCGATTCGATGCGGCAGTTTCGGTGGCTTCCATTGGGACGAAGGCGCAAACCCGGTTCCTGTTGGAATGTTCACCGTTACATCGAAGGCAATTACCAAACACGCTGACTGCGTTAAGTTCATCGAACAGGCATTAGCGGATATTGCAGAGTCACAAAGAGCTGCGGCCTAACGCACGGGCGGGGACTTCCAACCCGCCTTTTCTTCTGATACGTTGTTATACGCAAGCGGATTGAGTAAAACATAAGAGAGGCACACCATGCACTTATATGACGTTGAAATTAGAAATGAGCAGGGACATATCGCGTTCATTTCTGTTGAGGCAAGAAACAGAAGCCAAGCTGCCAAGATAGTCGAGCGCATGGGGTACGTTGTTAGAAGCATCAACATGATTGGCTAATAAAACCATCAAACATAAGAGAGGCACACATGACACAAGCACAACGGTTTCGTGACTTACTGGCCGAGCAATACCGCGCCCTTTTCAACACGCCTGAATATGCACCG